TCGCTCGAGATTTCTGTATTCCTTCGTGGTACTCAAGTATGAACCACGGTTACTCATATGATATTATGTACGAATTTATTTTCAAATTGAGTATTAGAATGAAGAATTGGGGTCCTTACTTTTGGGGCACTCTTCACCTTGCCTGTTTGTCCGCTCCCAATGTACTGACTGAAGAACACAAGACTGCCTTCCAGGCGCTTGTCGAAAGTTACACCAAGGTTCTTCCGTGTCCCATGTGCCAAGTTCACTTTACCGAGGTTCTTCAAAAATACCCACTCCAGGATAGCCTGAACACGGCAGAAGATCTCTTTCTGTGGTCAGTTACCGTTCACAATGTAGTGAATGCAAACATCGGAAAACCTCAGGTGAACCCCATCGAAGCCTTGAATTACTGGGCGGAACGTCTAAACTACAGTCCTTCATCTGAAAATGAATTTCAAATTGAAATTGTGGCTGTGATTTTACTGACGATTGCATTGATTTCTTTTCTGGTCATAAAGTAAATGGATTCAAAGGCGGCTCAGCACGCCTTTCACAACCTGGTTCTGACGGGCAAGGGGGGTCTCGTGCTTCTCTTGCTGATTCTGAGTCTCGTAAATGCTCACACGGAGTACATTCAAAAGGAGCCCCGTAAGTTTCTTGGCGGTGTTTTGAACTTTGCACTGACGGGTGCATTGGCGGGAGGTTTCGTCGCATGGAATCGTGGCGGTGACGCTGACATGATTTTCAACACCGTCTTCATCTCAACCCTCTTCTTCTTCTTTTTCGGCGTCTGCCGTGAGTTTTCCGGATATTACAAACTGGTAGCTGGCGAGACTGCCGGATCCCAGAAAATGGCACAGGAAGCAAAGGTGCTCAAGTATCTGGCAATCGCACTTGCAGTGATTATGATACCACTTGCAATTGGCCTAACCTACAAGGCGGCAAAGAATGGTAACACGTCACCCACCGGGCTCAACTGGCCCTTCCCAGTTGAGCTTCTTCTCTTTACCCTGATTTGTGGGATGGGTGAATACGGCGTGGCGTATCAGCACGGAGAGAAGGGTGGCTTGGTCATTGCCGAGAGCTTCGGTCTGTACGTGGTGGCCCACCTGTTCCTCCAGTACGGTGGATTTTACAAACACGTTTTCTCACCAGTCAGCTGGAACAAGTTCAACTAAAGAATTTAAAACCTAAATTTGAAATGCAATATGAACGTCTCAGTCATGTCGAACATATACTCAAGCGTCCCGACACTTATGTTGGATCCCTCCACCCCGAACCTGCCTCCTATTGGGTTCGAGATGGGGACCACTTCAGCATTTGTCAGCTTTCTGTTGCACCTGGCTTGGTGAAGATATTTGACGAGGTCCTGGTCAACGCAATCGACCAGCACTCCATGCACCCCAAAAAGGTGAACAAGATTGAAGTCGCGACGGGCAAGGACTTTGTTTTTGTTCGAAACTACGGCGTATCTATCCCAATCAAGAAACACGAGACTGAGAAGGGCACCGATGGAAAGCCCATTTGGATCCCCGAGCTCATCTTTGGGCACCTTTTGACCAGCTCCAACTACAACGACGAGGAGCAGCGCGTGACCGGTGGTCGGAACGGATACGGTGCCAAGCTAGCCAACGTGTTCAGTTCGAAATTTAACATCAAAATTAGTGATGGTAAGAAGATCTACATGCAATCTTGGACCGACAACATGAGCAAGGTTGAGCCGCCCGATGTCATCACCTCGCCCGACAAGATCTGTCCGTACGTCTCCATCACTTTCTATCCAGACTGGAAGCGTTTCGGTGGTCCGGGTGACTTTGCCAAGCTCGCGGAGAAGCGCGTGTGGGACGCCGCAATGTGGTGTTCAAAGGCCGAGGTATATTTGAACAAGGAATTGCTCAAGGTCCCGAGCCTGGAGGAGTACGTCAAGATGCACGTGGGCGACGTGCCGATGGCCAAGATGCACACCGAAAACTTTGACATTGTTGTTGGTCACTCGACATCTGGCGCCTTTCAGCAGTGCTCGTGGGTCAATGGCATCTCCACTACCAAGGGTGGGACCCATGTCGACAAGGTGGTCAAGGTGATCATGGATGAGCTTCAGAAGGACAAGCGGGTCACGGTCAAGCCCGCACAAATCAAGGCGAGTCTCTTTCTATTTGTGCGGGCAGTTGTCGTCAACCCTACGTTCAGCAGTCAAACCAAGGCGGAGTGCACGTCAAAAATTACCGATACCATTGAGCCGAAACCAAAATTCATCAAGGATATCCTCGCCAGTGGAGTCCTCGATGACCTTGTGGCTCTCGGGGCGGCGAAAATCGACAAAGAGCTCAAGAAGACAGATGGGTCCAAAAAGTCGCGCATTACGGGCGTTCCGAAGCTGGATGATGCTAATTGGGCCGGTACTCATCGCAGCACCGAGTGCACTCTTATTATTACCGAGGGTGACTCGGCGAAGGCCCTTGCTATTGCCGGCTTGAGCGTTGTGGGCCGTGACAAGTTTGGCGTGTTTCCACTGCGGGGTAAGCCGCGCAACGTTCGGGACGCCACCATAAAACAGGTGACGGAAAATGAGGAATTTTCCAACCTTAAAAAGATCCTCGGGCTCCAACATGGTAAGGTTTATAACTCCCTGAGAGATTTACGGTACGGCCGCCTGATGATCATGACCGATGCGGATCTGGACGGTTCCCATATCAAGGGGCTCGTGCTGAACATGATCCACGTGTACTGGCCTCAGCTCATCGGACTTGGATTTGTGGTTAGCATGGTGACACCTGTCATCAAGGCGGGCAAGACGTGGTTTTTCACAGAGGAGGCTTTCAGGGACGCGTCAACAAGTGGCCCGGTGAAGTACTACAAGGGTCTCGGGACATCCACCAGTGCCGAGGCGAAGGAGTACTTCAAACAGATTGACAAGCTGACGGTTGGCTTTGGCACAGATCCTCACCTGACTGAATCGATGACTCTGGCATTTAGCAAGGCGCAAGCGGACGATCGCAAGGAGTGGCTTGCGAAGCACATGGCGGCTCCACCAAAGGGAATTCCGTACGGATCAATCAAGACGTTGACCGTGACTGATTTCATCCACCGGGACTTGGCCAACTTTAGCGCTGAGGACATCAAGCGTTCGATCCCTCACGTGGCGGATGGTCTGAAGCCAAGTCAGCGCAAGGTGATTTATGCCTGCCTCAAGAAGAACCTGACGTCAGACATGAAGGTGGCTCAGCTGGCGGGCTACGTGGCGGAGCAGACGGCGTATCACCATGGTGAGGCGAGCCTCCAAGGTACGATTGTCAACTTGGCTCAAAACTTTGTGGGCGCCAACAACCTGAACCTCTTGGAGCCGAGTGGACAATTCGGTACGCGTCTTGCTGGTGGCAAGGATGCTGCAAGCTCTCGTTACATTTTCACTCGCCTAGCACCGTGGACCAAGAACATATTCGATCCGAGTGACAATGCGGTGCTCAAGTACGTCACGGACGACGGTCTGCAGGTGGAGCCTGAGTTCTACGTTCCTGTCGTGCCGATGATTCTGATGAATGGTGCAGAGGGTATCGGAACTGGGTTCAGCTGCTACGTTCCTCCTTTTGATCCGGAGGCGATCAAGCAGAACATTCTGTGCGGACTCGATCAGGTGCCCATGGTGCCGATGAAACCCCACTTCAAGGGGTTCAAGGGGAAGATGACCAAGACGAAGGATCACACGTGGATCATGGAGGGTGTCGTTCAGAAGGAGGGGACGCAGCTCCACGTGACTGAACTCCCCCCGGGTAAGTGGATTCAGGACTTCAAAGAGCACTTGGAGGATCTCGTCGAGAAGAACACGATTCAAAAGTACGAAAACCATTCGACGGAGACGCAGCCAGACTTTCGAATTTGGGGCTTTGCAGGGGAGGACCCGGTCAAGGAGCTGGGCCTGATCAAGACGATTCACACGAGCAACATGTACCTGATTGGCCCGAAGGGTGCCGTCAAGAAGTACGCGAGCCCAGAGGAGATTCTTTGCGACTACATCGAACTTCGCACCGACCTGTACAAGAAACGCAAGGCGCATCTCGTTCGCGAACTCGAGTCGGAGATTCAGTGGATCAACACCAAGCTCGAGTTTATCAAGGGGGTCATCCACGGAACAATCAAGGTGCTGAACGAGCCGCTTGACAGTGTCAAGTCGCAGATGCGAAAGCGCAAGTTTGAGGAGGAGTATGTTCCCAAGCTGCTCGACATCAAGACGTACAACTACACGCAAGAAGAGGTGGCAAAGCTAGAAACGCTTGCTGCAAAGCGTCATTCCGATCTACAGATACTCAAGAGCACGAGTGTGGTGCAGATGTGGAAAAATAACCTGAGCCAGTTGTAGATGTCAGAATTCTTTACTGACTTGAAACCTGTAACACGCCAACAAGCACTCAAAACCAGACTTTCGTCCGTCTTTCAAAAAACACTCAATCTCGAACGGAAAATTCAGGCACGTGTTCTAGGTACCATAGTCCCAGCATTCGTGCCACCAGAAGCCCCGTCAGGACCGGTAGAGGCCCCAGTTGTTCTACAGCCGGTCCAATTGAGTGGTTTCTTTACAGCCACGTCACAGAATGTAATCACCTTTTACGTCATGACAAGCTGGCCGATGCTTCCTGGGGGTGCACTGGTTCCACTGGGCCCTGGGTGGAGAGCGATTGGTGTGACAAACCTCGTAGGAAATATCATCGTCACGAAAGTCAAGAACGAGGCGGGTGCAGTTGAGACGAATCCCGGAACGTCGTCAGAATCATATTTGTGGTCATTCGAATGTCAAACTGACACGGAGCAGAATATTCAGAATTATCAGGGTGTGATTGGCGCCGTGTTGTACCCACCGGATGCTGGATCTCTCGTTACAAACTCCATCACGGGCATTCTTGATGGGTTTTACTACGTGACACAGGGTCGCCTCGTGTACTACATTCGAGGAACTGTTCCCATGATGTTTGGGCCTCGGTGGTCAGTCTCAGGACTCAAAGGATTGAAGAGCATCAATGTCATGACAAACAACTTTGTGACAACACCCGGTACGGTCAAGGATTCATACGCATATGACTCCTACGTGACATTGACGAGCGAGCAGGTTGAGGACAACACCATGGACCCCGTCTATGGAACTGTGACGGTTCAACAACCACCAGATCAGTCTCGTGTGATTGGTGCAAATGTGATGTACAAGTCTGACTACTCTTCGAATCTGTCCGTCGTCATCAATTCAAACATCAAAACAACTGGGGGAGCGCCTCTTCGCGACCTAGGTCAAGATGTCAAGGGGCATCAACCAATCTTCCAAGACACATACAAAGATCTCGAAAAGGAGGGATACAACGCCGGTACGACATATTCTCTGTACGCGGTCGGCCCCCAAGAGAAATACACGACTGGAAAAGATGACACCATCTGGAACACGGACTACCCTCAACACACCAATTTCGTCTGTTACCAGCGGTATGTCCCTATACAAGGATCTAAATTTCTAGGCGAAACAATCACCATCGAGCTCAAACCAAAAGAGCTCGGAGACCTCATGTGCAACATGTATTTTACGTGTCAGCTTCCAACCCTGACCAATTCGTCAAACATTTACGTCAACCAGGTGGGGCGAGCTCTCATTGCACAGTGTGATTTCATGATTAACGACACGGTCGTTGAGACGGTCTACGACGACTGGTTCTTCATCAAGGACCAGGTGTTTCTCGACTCGGACGAACAGACGGCGATGTTTTCAGCCGTCAATGCTGGATCTACATCATCACTGAGTCCTACGACAACCACCACCACGATATGTCTCCCGCTCGAGTACTTTT